GACCACGCTTCAACTGTACTCTGCTGCTGAGCAAAAACTGATGCAGGAAGGTAAGCTGGGTGTTGCACCGCAACCTCAACCGACCCCTGCTCAGCAAGCTGCACCGGCAGTAACTGCTCCTGCTAAGAAGGACAATACTGCCGCTAAAAAAGCTGCTGCTGCACCGAAGCAAACCGTACAGGGCAAAACCTCTGCACCGGTAAGTGATAATTTATTTTCACTTTCTGATGAAGAGTTTGCTAAGATTGACCCAACTAAATTTAAGTAAGAGGCTGACTATTTATGGTTATGCAATATAAAGACCCTGCTAATGGTCGTGAGTCCAGCATTGGCCCGCAGATTATCACTGCGTATTACCAGCGCCAGGCTTTGACCGAACTGCGTAAAGAGCAGTTCTTTACCCAGTTGGCCAACGCTCAATCTATTCCGTCGAACTACGGTAAGAAAATTAAGCGTTTCCACTACATGCCGATCCTCGACGAACGCAACATTAACGACGAAGGTATCGACGCAACCGGTGCGAAAATCGTTAACGGTAACCTGTACGGCTCCAGCAAAGATATCGGCTCTGTACCGAACAAGCTGCCGGTACTGGGTGAGAACGGCGGTCGTGTTAACCGTGTTGGCGTTACTCGTCTGGAACTGGAAGGCACCTTTGAGAAGTTCGGCTTCTTCACTGAGTACACCCGTGACTCTCTGAACTTCGATACCGATGCTGACCTGTTGATGCACATCAACCGCGAACTGCTGACTGCCGCAAACCAGATCACCGAAGATGCCCTGGGCATCGACCTGATCAACAACGCCGGTACAATCCGTTATGCGGGTGAAGCAACCCAGCGTAGTGAAATCGGCCAGGGTGACGTGGTTACCTACGTTGACCTGATGCGTCTGTCTATCGACCTCGATAACAACCGCACTCCGAAACACACCACGATCCTGACTGGTACTCGTAACATCGATACCAAAGTCGTTCCGGCTGCACGTTATGCGTACATCGGTTCCGAACTGATCCCAACCCTCCGCGCGATGACTGACCTGCACGGTAATCCGGCATTTATCTCTGCCGAGCATTACGCTGCTGGTACTACTCTGGCGACCGGTGAAGTTGGTCAGATCGACCAGTTCCGTTTCATCGTTAACCCGAACATGTTCAAGTGGGAAGGTGCCGGTGCAACTCTGGAAGCTGGCGATGACGCTGTGTACTACAACAACGGCGAGAACTATGACGTATTCCCGATTCTGGTTGTTGGTGACGAGTCCTTTGCGACCATCACCTTCCAAACTTCCGGTAACTCCGTTAAGTTCGAAATCAACCACAAGAAACCGGGCGAAAGCCTCGACCGTCTTGACCCGTATGGCGAAACTGGCTTCATCTCTATTCGCTGGTTCTACGGCTTCATGGCACTGCGTCCTGAGCGTATCGCACTGGTTCAGACCGCTGCTAAGATGTAATTCTGGCTTCGGCTTGTGAGATGAGCTAAAGTAAGACCGGGGATAATACCCCGGTCTTTTTTTATTTAATCAATGAGGTATTTACTTTATGTCACAGTTTGATGAAACCACCGATCAGGGCGATATCCCTGAACAAAACGAACGTGATGTTCTGGAAGCGCGTGCTAAGCTGCTGAACATTTCCTTCCATACCAACATTTCTACTGAGAAGCTGCGTGAGCGTGTTAACGCTGCGATCTCCGGCACTCGTGAAGAAGACTCCGAGCGCCCGGCAAAAGACGAGACTGACGTTGCACGTCGTAGCCGACTGAAAAAGAAAGCCAGTCGCCTGATTCGTGTGCGTATCCACTGTAATGATCCGGCCAAGAAAGACTGGCCCGGTGAGTATATTACCGTGGGCAATAACGCGGTTGGTACGTATCGTAAGTACGTTCCGTACAACCAGGACGAACCTTTCCACCTGCCGGAAATCATCGTCAATGCTCTGCGTGAAAAGCGCGTTCAGGTGTTTGCCACCAAGAAAAGCAAGAACGGTATTCCGGTACGTGAATCCAAATCCATCGCTGCTTACGCTATCGAAATCGTTCAGCCTCTGACCGAAGAAGAACTTACTCAGTTGGCTAACTCTCAGATGGCCCGTAACGCTTTAAGCGATAACGTTTAAGGTACTCGACAATGGCAGAGATTATTACCCCACCAGACGTAACCAGTGATCCGCTAAACATCACGGATCTGACGTTAAAGACACTGGATGGTACTGGTGTTCTGGATCAGATGCTGGCTACGATGCGTGTGCATTTGGGCGAGCAGTTTGAAAAGGAACGAATCCAGGGTACTGAGTATGCTGAGGTTTACCTCGGTGCATTCCAGTCAACATTGGCTGCTGCCATTCAGTTCCTTCTGGCGCGTCGTAAGCTGGGGCTTGACCTTAAGCTCCAGGAAGCACAAATCAGCCTAACCACTGCTCAGGAAGAACAGATTAGGGCTGAGATGCAGAAGATCCCTTATGAGATCCAGGCACTCCAGAAACAACTTGAACTGGCTGAGAAGCAGATTGCCCAGGCTGACAAGCAACTTGAACTGACCGAAGCTCAAATCCAGGTTCAGCTTAAACAGCTTGACCTTATGGCTGAACAACTTGAACAGGCTAAAGCTCAGACGGCTTACTATGAGCAACGTACCATCACTGAGAAAGCACAAACTCAGGCTGGTGTGGCTGCTACTGGTTCGGTTATCGGTACTCAGATCACCCTGATGAATAAGCAGGCTGACGGTTACGACCGTAACGCTGAACAGCAGGCTGCTCAAATCTGGGCTAACACCTGGAACGTTCGTCGTCAGACCGATGAGGACACTATTGCTGATAGCACTAACCACCTGTCAGATGCTGACCTCGGTAAGGTTATGACGAAGCTGGCTCAGGGTATTAACGTCGCCCTGTAACCATTCTGGTTTGTCAGTTATTATTGAGGGAGCTTCGGCTCCCTTTTCTTTTGGAGATTTCACATGAGCTTGTTTGGCAGCAAAAAGAAGACGTACCGTGACTTCTCATACTCACGTCTTATCGAAGATGACTATCTGCCAGATGTAATTGGACAGGCTATTACCACCTACGTTCTGGATGATGAGAATACTAAATCCCTGGCCGACCTCATGGTTGAGTACGGCTGGAAAGCAAATAACGTAAAGTGGAATGCAGCGTACCGATGGGCATCGAAACCAGGTAAATATTATTACGGGGTGCCCTCGTCTACCGTCGTTGCACAAACAGACTTCACCGATGCAGGCTCACTGAATGACCTCCTGGTACAGCTTACCGGGCATACCGATATCACGTATGTCTACAGTCAGTTTGGCTCCATCAACCTGCGTCATGCGATGTGGCAACTGCTGATCAACAACTACGGTTACTCGGCAACGACCAATATTCTCACTGGCTTAAAAGCGACGTTAGGGGCTGATGCTTATTTGCATAATGCCCGGAACATGCTCACACCTCGAACGGTGCTGGATGCCAATCCTTATGTGCTGGAGCACTGGGGTTATCCACCAACTGGCGGGCGAACTCCTACCCGGACGACGGACTATACCCGTCCTGATACGGTTGACGGGACGAGTACCACCGACTCCAACTATGTGGACGTGCAGTACGCTTCCCGTTTCACTGGCGTGAAACGTGTCGCTACTGTTACGACCACAAAAGTGGATACCACGGTAAAGACACCGAACGGCTCAGGGGGTTATGACGAAGAGACCACTACTAAGTCTTCCGGTAAAACTGAGAATACCACTGACTGGAATGGACAAACCCTTCCGACCACTGGAATTATCAGTCAGACTGAAAGCCAGACGAATACGAATACGGTTAATGAAACTGACGACCCTACAACCACCTCAACCACTGATCCTACTACCGGTGTCATTACTGAGGTGACTACTACGGTCAGTCGGGCTATCACTACCCGTACCGTAAATATCGACCTGATTGCCCGGCTGTCTATGGGCTTTGGCCAGTACGACTTTATCCCAGACCAAAATATTGATACTGATACCGTGCTGGATGAAAGGGATGAGGGGAATATCGACCCTAATGCTCCACTGGATCCTTCTGGTGAAAGTGTGGGTACGGATGATGATTACTTTCAGGTTTGCTTCACTTACCCAGGCACTTCTGGTTTGGTGATCAACTATTTCACCTATCAGTATGGCTCCGGTACTTATCCTGACCTGGATGGTATTACCAGTACGCCGGTAGCCGACTTCGGTAAGGGCTACCCTCGTATGTATTTTCGTCTGAATGGTGACCGACTGGATGAAGGTAACTATGTCGATAAAAAGCCATATAAGGACTCAATCAAGCTGGGCAGTAAGTTAGATTTACCCTGGCTTGAGATTCTTGCCCAGATTTATAACAGCCTCAGTTCACTCAGTAAGATCCGTGACGTATTGATGATTCAGTGCGTCCCGGCTAATACCACTAACCGCCTGGAACAGGAATACCTCTTCCAGTATTTTCGCATTCTCTACAACATGCGTAGCCCAATCACCCTTAACCCGGAAGCACCGGCTGACGATGATTACACGTTATGGGCTGCACACCAGGGCTGCAACATTGCATCCCAGGATGTGGCGAAGAAAGTTGATAACACTATGGATGCCATTGGCTACCGGAAGATCACCGGCAGTATCGGTGGCAAAGGCACAACTGCATCTGGCCGAGGTACCGGGAAGGTTTATACGTACAACAAGGTAACCGGAACCTATATTGCGAATAATGTCAGCTACCACTATTACCGGCTTCAAACCAGTGATACGCAGTACGAGGAAGTCCGTGTCTATAACCTGACCCACGGTGTTATCGTCGGTGGTAAAGGCGTAGGTAAGAGTGGGGATGATGAGAATCTGATGGTTCCTTTGGATTATGCCTTCCGTAAAATGTTCTCGGCACATGACCGTGAAACGCTTTACGCAAGGGCTACTCATATCCTGATCTGCACTGAGTATACCGTTAAGAAAAAATGGTATCAGACAGGTATTTTTCAGGCAGTTACTATTGTGATTGCAGTAGCGATCTCCTGGTGGACAGGAGGTGCATCATTATCCCTTATCGGGGTAGTGACAGCCGCAGCCTCTGCTATAGGTGCAGCGGTGATAATGTCATTACTGGGTAAATACGTATTCAGTAAGCTGGGTGGCGTATTCGCTATTATCGCTGCTGTAGTTGCAATTGCTGTGGCCATCTATGCCGGTTACCTGTATTTCAGTGGTACAACCGGGCCATTCAGTATCACTGCTACTCAGATGATGCAGATCAGTAATGTTGCTTTCAAAGCAGGGCAGTCTGCCCAGCAAGGCGTAATCCAGAAAGAGATGCAGAAAATTGCAACTCTTGAGGATGAGATCGCAGATAAACAGGAAGCTTTG